ATGGAACAAGGGCAATCTTGAAATTGAAAATGGTTCCAAGGTGGTTGCCGCATCCACTTCCAGTTCGGCAATCCGTGGTGGTTCCTATAATATGATTCTCTTGGATGAGTTTGCATTTGTGCCGCCAAACATTGCAGACGAGTTTATGTCCTCTGTCTATCCTACAATTTCTTCGGGAACGTCTACAAAGATTGTGGTAGTTTCCACTCCGAATGGCTTGAATCACTTCTATAAGATGTGGGAGGATGCAAAAGAAAAGCGAAATAATTACATTCCCCTTGAAGTTCATTGGACAGATGTGCCCGGAAGGGACAACCTATGGAAAACTGAAACAATCCGAAATATTGGAAAGGAACGTTGGGCCCAGCCGAGCAGATAGTTCAAATAGGTTCAGAAGACGAACTCGTTGATAATTTCGGAAAGCCAACCACAAACACGGCAGTAGATTTCTTTTCTGCTGCTAATTTCTTGTCCTATTCAGGTCACCTGAAGGTCGTTCGCGTTGCAAATACAGGCGGAACTTTCAATGCATCAGATAATTCCATTGGTGCCATTCAAATCAACAATGATAATGTATGGGATGAAACCGTAAGTCAAATTGCTGCAAACACATTTTATGCCAAGTATCCCGGTGAACTGGGAAATTCATTGACAGTCGAATGGTGCGATGGTGGTGAGGATATTGGCACGGGAAATGGATTTTCGGCATTCACATCAAATACACTCTTTTCTTCTGCTCCCGGAACTTCTCCTTATGTTTCTGCCAGGGGCGGCGCCAATGACGAAATTCATGTGGTTGTCAAGGATGATGGTCTTGGGACAATTTCAGGGTCGCCAAGTGCTGTTCTTGAATATTGGGGATATTTGTCAAAGGCAGAGGATGCACTTTCTGCTGGCGGGGATGTCAATTATTATCGCGATGTCATCAACAACAAATCCCAGTATATTCGAGTAGGAACCGACCTTTCGTTGCTCGATGGCGCCGGGCCGACTGGCTCTCAAGCTGTAGATACCGATTTTGGAATTTCTTCTGCTTCGACTGGAAATGGGTTCGGTAGCTCGACGCTTTCCGGCGGCGCGAGTGGTTCATCTGGTTCTGGTGTCTATGGTGCCGATGATTATTTGCGGGCATGGGATTTGTTTGCCGACTCGGCTACTGTAGATGTCTCTCTGGTCATTGCAGGAGAAGGCGGAAAGACGGGAACAAAAACAGAGAAGAAAACCGTCATCAAATATATTTCCGACAATGTTACCGACAAACGAAAAGATGCTGTCATGTTCTTTTCGCCTCATCTTGATGCAGTTGACAGCGGGTTGGATTCAGGGAAGCTCGCTGATGTTATTGGATTTAGAACAGGGGCGTTTGATGGTCCGAATCTGAATACTTCATATGCAGTCATGGATAGTGGGTGGAAGTATCAGTATGACAAGTATAATGACAAGTATCGTTGGGTTCCTCTGAACGGTGACATTGCAGGTCTATGTGCCCGAACGGACAACAACCGGGATGCATGGTGGAGTCCTGCCGGATACAATCGTGGTCAGGTCAAGAATGTGGTGAAGCTCGCATTCAATCCACAGAAGGCAGCCCGCGACAGCCTGTATCAAAAGCAAGTTAATCCTGTTGTGACTTTCCCTGGACAGGGAACCATTCTGTTTGGAGATAAAACACAGCAGACACGACCGAGTGCCTTTGACCGAATCAATGTGCGACGATTATTCATCGTGCTTGAGAAGGCAATCTCGACTGCTGCCAAGTTCTCACTCTTTGAGTTCAATGATGAGTTCACACGGGCACAATTCCGAAACATGGTAGAGCCATTCCTTCGCGACATTCAAGGAAGGCGCGGCATTATAGACTTCAAGGTTGTGTGTGATGAAACAAACAACACAGGACAAGTGATTGATACCAATCAATTTATTGGTGACATTTACATTAAACCAGCACGATCAATTAACTTCATTCAATTGAACTTCATTGCTGTCAGTACAGGTGTTGATTTCTCTGAAATTGTTGGCAAATTTTAGGTTTTGGATATAAATAATTAGGATATACCATCTAAGGAGAGTAAAATAATGCCTTTTTCAGTAAATAATTTCAGAGCGCAACTTGTTGGACAAGGTGCCCGGCCTAATTTATTTGAGGTTACGATTCCGTTTCCCGGTGCAGCGAATCCGGGAGAAGCAGGACAGAAGATGACATTCATGTGCAAGGCTGCTTCCATCCCAGGAATAATCATCGGAGCAGTCGAGGCTCCATATTTTGGCAGAACCATCAAGTTGCCCGGAAACCGAACATTTGAAGAATGGAGTACCACCGTCATCAATGATGAAGATTTTGCTGTTCATTCTGGATTTGTTAATTGGTCAAATTATATCAATAGTCATATCGGAAATCTCAGAGGGTCGGCCACCAGCGATTATCAAGTGGATGCAATGGTCACTCACTATGGCAAGGCAGGAGAGGTTCTCAAGCAAATCACTTTAGTCAATGCCTGGCCATCTACACTTCCTGCAATTGAACTTGCATGGGACACCAACGATGCTCTTGAAGAGTTTGCTGTTACGTGGCAATATGATTACTGGCAGGTTTCAGATGACAAGGCGCAAACAAGTTAATCACAAAACCTATCCGGCAGGGAACATATATACACACATATAGGTATTATATATCAATCAACCCCTGCTGGAGAGGTTCTATCTTATGGCAATTAAATTATTAGGATTTACAATAGGAAGAGATAAAAAAGATGTTCCCGAAGAACGTCTTCAAGCCTTCTCTGTCCCCGAAAATGAAGATGCGGCAATTACCGTCGAGGCACTTGCAACAGGTGAAGCCTATGGCACATATCTTGACCTTGAAGGCACCGTCAAGAATGAAATTGACCTCATCACTCGCTATCGTGAGATGGCCATGAACCCCGAGGTGGAACTTGCCGTTGATGACATCATAAACGAATCAGTCATCACCGAAAATGGAAAGTCTCCGGTTTCTATATCTCTTGGCAACATTGACATTCCTGATTCCATTAAAGATAAGGTTATTGAAGAATTTGAAGAGGTGCTTCGACTGCTCGCATTCAATGAATATGCCTATGATATTTTTAAGAGATGGTATGTGGATGGACGCATTTATTATCATGTCATGATTGACATCAAGAATCCAAAAGACGGCATCCAAGAACTTCGTTCAATTGACCCACGACAAATTAAAAAGATTCGTGAGGTCAAAGGAAAAAGATTTGAAAACAATTCACTCATTGCTCTTCCACAGAATATTACAGAGTATTACCTGTATTATCCTGGGGGAATTTCTCCCGCAGGCGCAGCAACCTATGGCGGAGCGCGGACAACACAGGAAGGCCTGAAGATTGCATATGATAGCATTTCTCATATTCATTCTGGAATTCTTGATCCCACAAAGAAGATGATTCTGGGCAATCTACACAAGGCAATCAAGCCCATGAATCAACTCAAGATGCTAGAGGATGCAACAGTCATCTATCGCATCTCAAGGGCACCCGAACGACGCATCTTCTATATTGATGTAGGAAATCTCCCGAAGGTCAAGGCAGAACAGTATCTTCGCAACATCATGGCACAGTACAAGAACAAGTTGGTCTATGATTCCGACACCGGAGAGGTGCGTGATGACCGCAGGCACATGTCCATGCTTGAAGACTTCTGGCTTCCCCGACGCGAGGGTGGTCGAGGCACGGAAATCACGACACTTCCCGGTGGTACGAACCTTGGAGAGATTGAAGACATCATCTATTTCAAGAAGAAGCTCTACAAGGCATTGGGTGTCCCTGTCTCAAGGCTTGAGCCCGAGGGGTCGTTCTCTCTTGGCCGGGCAACAGAAATCACACGGGATGAAGTCAAGTTTGGTAAGTTTGTCAACCGACTTCGGTATCGGTTCTCCCTGTTGTTTGATGATTTGCTCGGAAAGCAATTACAACTCAAGGGAATTTTATCAAAGGACGACTGGGATGTCGTCAAAACCTTGCTTGAATATAACTTCCGACAAGATTCACATTTTGCAGAACTCAAACAAATCGAAATCATGCGCGAACGAGTAGAGACCGCACAGAACATGGATGATTATGTGGGCAAATACTATTCAATCAATTGGCTTCGCAAGAATGTTCTCATGCAGACAGAAGAAGATATTCGCCAGATTGACAAAGAGGTTGAAAAAGAAGAAGCAGCCGGT